GATGTTGTAAAGATTGAGTTTGATGTAGATGTTGGTTCTACTGTTGAAGCAGTATTACCATCGTTATCAATTACTTTGTAAACAGCGTATGAGCTGTTCATAACCACAAAAGTTGAATCGAATAAATTTGTTGCACCACTATTTGCTGTGTTAGAGGAACTTATGTTATGTTCGTATTTGTCATAAGTTGTTCCTGTTGTCCAGTTTCTTCTAGGTATAACGTGTGATACGTCCGTAGAAGCAATTATCTTAGCACCGATCATATCATCAAAGTTATAGAACTCTGAAGCGACATCATCATTTGGTGTTGGTGGGGATGCGTCTGTTCCCTCGTTAATAGAATTACCTTGAACATCAGCGTCTGTTGCCCAAGAATGTGATCTACCTATGAATAAGTAATACGTTGTAGCGTCTGTCTCTGAAAAAGACTCAACGAACTGTTCCGCATTGTTTATTCTAAATTTGTTTGTAATTATTGCTGCCATTGTTTTTTCCCATTATCTCTATGTTTCTTTCTATTATTTATAAGACTTTTCTAAGCCGATTTAGTGACCTCAGTAGGAAACGCTAAATTAGTTTTGTGATTAGGATTTGTAGTTGTACCTGTGAAATCAGATATTCTTAGTGTCGTTCCATCTACATTTTCCTCTAGTAAAAACTCATCTACTCCATCGTCTGTATCTGAACCTGTGGTCTCATTCAATAAGTTTGATCCGTCTTCTTGTATGATCTTATCTGTACCTGTATTTGTACTACCAAATCTTAAATTAGTAAAAGAGTTAACCCTAGCACTAAAAGAGTCTGATTGTGGGTGTTGTAATACACCGTGTTCATTTTCTAGTATTATTTCACCTGCACCAGTACCACCCTCTAGTGTGATTGCATTGTTAGCTGAGAAAGCAGAAAACATAAAATTATTTAAACTTTTTATTCTAGGTCCTGCATATGCAAAACCTGCTTTTACATTATAACCTCTAACCTTGTAATCTGTATTAGTATAAAAATTTGTTCTGCTTCTTTTTTCTGTCTCAATTGTGGTTTCAGGATGTAGATTCAATTCTTTTTCTGTATTTGTACTTGTATCTCTGTAATCATTTTGAGGTTCTACTGCCACACCTGTTCTTGCAACTAATGATGATACTTTTGTTTTACCATCTAACTCAATACCATTACTCATAAATTTCAGACCAACACCTGTTCTTCTACCAAAGATAGTAGAGAACAATGTATTTAATCTCATGTAGATTGGACTGTCAGATGTGCCAGAGAATAATCCTGCAGCCAATGTAGCACCAACTGGTCGTCTAACTTGAGCGTCTATTCTTGAAGCAATATTTACCTCTCCAGTCACATAGAAACCAGATGGGTGAACTGCTCTCTTTAAAGCGTCTCGCCATTTATTAATTGATTCAGATACTTTAATTACATAAGAGTAATCTTGATAATACAAACTGTCTTGAATTTTTTTAGAACCCTCAGATATGTGTCCATCTTGATTTATATAAGCACCAGAAGTTGTAACCTTGGCACCTATCGTAGCAGTTGCTGTAAGTGTGTCTGCTTTTACAACAACAGCAGTTTGACTACCAGATGTTGTAATTGTATCACCAACCTCTAACTCGCTTTGTGTTGCTGTATATTTTAAGAGAGGTGCTTCAAAAGAAATTATTGAACCTGTTGCACCAGATATGTTTGATGTAAATGTTTCATCAGCAGATATTGTGCCTGATACTGTTTTAAGAACAGCGTATTTAGGAAACGCTAACGTGGGTGCTGATGTAAAAGCAATACCATGTTCAATAATATTTAATGATGTTGCACTACCAATATCAGCACCAAAAGGTATTACAGTTCCACCAGTTGCATTTAAAGTAGCGAGTGATGATTCATTTACAATTCTACCACCTGTCTCTAATTCTATTCTACTAAAGTCAGTTGTATTTAAATCTGTAGCATCCTCTAGACCTATAAATCTAACACCATCAATAGTTGCAGTAGGTAATGATGTGTATCCACCACCACTTGCGATCATTCTTATATCTGTTATGTCACCAGTGCCTGTTGCATTTTGTTGAACAATCTTATTACCAATTGTTCCCTCACTGGCAGTTTCTTCCTCTAATACGATATGGTCTGTTGCTTCTATGTTATATGGTTTGTCTGGCTCACTATCTTGATTTACAATATAGATAATATTTGAGCCACTTGACGCTTCTGATAATATACCACCAGTTTCATTTTCTAGTGCAACTCTAATTCTTAAATTGTCAACTGGTGTAGCAGAATCTAAAAATTTACCACCACGACCATTATCAACAGCTTCTTCAAGCAATAAATCACCAGAACCAGAACCTGATATTGTGCCTGACTCTAACTCGACATGAATATCCACACTACCTGATTCAGGTGCAATACCACCACCCACAACAGCAACTTTTGCTTCAGCAGTTCCTGAACTAAATGTTAGTGTGTCGCCCTCTTGATAGTTTTGTCCAGCAGCATTGACGATAACCTCATCAACACCTCCTTCAGATAAATCTTGCACTTGTATTCTGGCACCAGAACCACCACCACCTGATATTGTTGCTTCATCACCAACTGTTAGTGTGCTACCATCGTTAGTGATTGTTGTTGTTGATACCGCTTGAGATACCACAACACCAATTATAGTGTCATCATCAATATTACTTGTGCCAGTGACAGTAGCGCCATTTACAAAAGTACCACTAACTGTTTCATTATTAATTACTATTTCAATAACTGTTGTACTACCTTCTTGAAACTTTAATACGTTTTCTACGATTGCGGTTGCTTTGTTTACTGTTGTTGATGAAGGATCATTTGCTTGAGTTATAACTTGACCTGTTAAGAAGATGGGATCATTAACAGATTGTAATGCTGTTTGTGTACAACGAATAAATGTTTGAACATTCCAAGAACCATCTGATACCCTTAACATATCATCAGCTGGTGTGTATACCTCTGATGGTTCATTAAATAATATTCTAAAGAAAGCCTGGTGTGCTTTTGCTGTACCTTTTGCTCTGTATAATGATTTAATATTCTTGATTAATTTTCTTGTACTAAGTGAGTCATCTGTATCTGTAGGAATAGTATTAAGAAACTCCTCTTTCATTTGTGATAAGAAGTCACTTATGGTATGATCTGGATCAGAGTAGTTTAGAAGTTGCTGAATATTCTCTACTGGATTAGCACGATATTTTTTTACCAATGCCGTTGCACCAGATAGTGAACCAGTCACAGTTTCGCCTGTTATAAAACCATTATTTGCTGATATGAATAATCTTGAATTAGAAACTAGATCCTCTGCTAGAACTGTTGACGTTGCACCAGATGTTGAGCCTGTAATTACCTCACCTTTTCTAAAAGAACCAGCAAAATCATTTTCTTCAGCAACAATTTTATCACCTAAGTCTAAACCAAATGCGTTTGTTCTATCTATTAATACAAAACTGTCTGTTGCAGCTTCAGATTCTAAAAGTATATGATCTATTGATGTAAATGATTCTAAAGTTATCTCAGCAGATTCCATAAACAGGAAATATGATGAAATAAATTCTGCAAATTTAGGATGATCTGTTAATACAAACTCGGGTAATTGTTGTTTAACTAGTGTTGAGAGTTTTTTCTTATTTGATTTTTTTATATCAGACATTACTTACCACCTAATAACTGCTGGTAGTAGTATATCCTGTACCTGCTTGTGAACTACCACTTTCTATTTCATCAACATCACCAGTGAATGATGAATTAGCTGTATCGATAGACAATACCTGATTTCTTACAGGCACAACATCATTTGAGTCAGGTACTACCGTGACCCTTATTCTTGTGCTAGCAGCGCCATCAACATTAGAAATACTTGTGATGTTAGCAGATGTTAAAATTATTTCACCAGTTGTGTAGTCAACTGTACCAAAAGATGTACTTGTATAAATTCTTGTTGTACCACTTAAATAATAAACTCTAATATTACCAGCACCATCATCATCTAAAAAATGTTCATTAGTTGAATTATCATTACTTATTTTAAATCCTGTTGATGAAACAATACCACCCATATCTGAAGCATGACCAGAGTGTGGATTGTAAAATGCGTTATTAAAAGATACCGTATATTTCAACGCCGAGTTTAAAGTAGGTGTAATAAATTTGTACATATTAACTTTTGTGATATTTGATAATATGGATGTGTCAGCGTCATCTATTGTTTTTAAGACCTCTGAATATCTAAACATACCTGTAAAATCCTCTAGTGTGGATGTGTTATAACTAGAAACAGCATTTAAGACATTTGTTTGTAAAGTGGATACGTCTTTAGTTGTTAAACTAGAATCAAATTTAAATACTGTTGTAAGGGTTATGAAAGTTGTTTCAGGATCAATAATCACAGGTGTTACCGAAGCAACAGCAAAAGATTTCAAACTTTTAACAATACTTTCTTTTGTTAGTTGTGTTAGATTAGAGCCTGATTTTGCTTTAATAGAAATATAAACTTTACCATAGTCAGGTGTTGCAGCGTCTTCACCACCGTAAACCTGAACTGATTGAGCGTTTGCATATAAGCTTTTTACTAGAACTTTATAATCGTCTGCTGTGACCGCTCTATCCTGTGACGTATAATCTCTAGGTGCATTATACTTAATTGATTTAATTGTCTCTGGAGCGTCACCACCATTTGCATTATTTAAAGTAGTTATGGTTACGTCTGTAAATCCACCAACATTTCCTGCTAACGTAAATGTTGTGGCACCATTTGCTTCATCTCTATTACAAGTTATGTAATCTAATATCACAATATTACCATCAGCGATTGCTTGTCCTAGAACACCATCACCAAAGTAAACCTCAAATCTACCATTTTCAACTTCTTGTAAAAAATAAACCTTAGATGTAGAATCTAATCCTGTTATACCTTGTGCTAAAGTGTATGTGTTTGTTGTAGAATCTGAAGCTGAATTTTGTACCTTGACTGTTAATGTGTTAGTGTCAACATTATCATTAGGTATAATAAATCTTTGTTCAGTATCAGATGTGTTTGCTGTGTATTTAAAATTTAAATATGTGCCCTCAAATAAATCTAAACTAGAAAATTTGTAAACACCATCAACTGGTGATATGCTAACGTCAGCGTTATTTACAAAGTTATAATTTGTTTCATCAACAGTTGCTGAAAATTTTGTTCCTCTTGACATTGTAATAGAAGCACCAGAAGCATTATTGACAACCAGATCAATTGTTGCTTTTGCTGAGGTAGCACTTCTTGGTGTATAACCAACTTGTTTTGCTAAAGATACAACACTTGCTCTCTGATCGGCACTATCAAGATACATTTCATTTGCTAACATATTAGCATTATATCCAAGATAGTGTGTATTATAAGCCAGAACATCTAACAATATATTCATACCAGAACCCTCGAAATCGTAATCAACAAACTCGTCTTGTTGTGATAAGAAAGTTTTTAGATTGTCTTTGATTCCGTCAAAGTCTAATTGTGATATTTCTAGTTTAGTTGCCATATTATCTTATTCTTTCTAAAAATGATTCTACCACAATTCTATCTGGACTGTTTTGTACAAAGAAAGATATTGTGACAGCGTATGCGTTTCTCTCGAACTGTGGCATTGTAGCTACTTGAACTAGTTTTGCTCTTGGTTCAAAATTTTGTAATAACAAAGAAATCTCTTTTTGAATAGCATGACTCATTTGAGGTGTTATATTTTCAAATAACATGCCTCTCAAATTAGACCCTATCTCTGGATGAAAAGGCTTCTCATAATGATTTAAATTAATTAGATTTCTAACACTTCTTTTTACAGCTTCTACATCTACTATCTTTTGAATATCTTTAGTAGCAGAATTTTGTTGAAAATCTAAATTAAGGTCTACATAAACTTGACCACTTCTCTTACTTGTATTTGTCTGTTTAGCAGAATCATAACTTGCCATATTTCTCTCCTAATACTATTTATATCACCCACCTGCAAAGACATTACTTGATCCTGCAGCTACAGATGTGCAACCTGATATACTATCACCAACTCTACCACAGCCTTTGCCATTCACTTTTACAGTTGATGATCCTGAAGCGATACCAGCTGCATGAGATGGACAAGGTGGTATGTTTGGTGGTAGAAGATGAGTAGTATTATTATCACCTTGTCTTGAAACACCTATACCATTTACAAATACGTTTGACGATCCTTGTGCTCTTGTCATACCAGAGCAATGAGTCACGTCAGCGTCGCCTATTCTAGTAACCGCTGGCATTATCTTTGTTCCCTTGCGAATACTTCTTTAAATTTTTCAGGAAAAGTATTAATGTAATCATGGTCTTCCTGAGTGTGTGGCTCAGGTGGCTCTTTAGGTACAAATTTAATCAAGTGGTCAAACTTTCTAGGAATATCATTTATATTTGTGTAGTCAAAAACTTTATTACCTATCTTAACAGAATATTCACCTTGCATTTTTTTTTCTTTTACTTTTCCTTAAATAATATGTTTTGCCTTTTATCTTATAAACTTTTTTTGGTCTAAACTCAGGTTCATATGGTTTACAAACCCAATCAATTATCTTTTTTAAATAATTCATTGGAGTATCCTCCTATATTACTTCTTTTTCTTTTTTCTTCTTAGTGGTGGTTTAGTTGCCTTAAAAGTGTTTACCTTATTTGGTGTTGTAGTCATGCCATCAGGTGTAGGCACTTTTCCTTCATCAATTAGTCTTTGTCTATTTGCTAAGTGTTGTGCTTGTACGGCTTCTTTATCACCACCGTTATAAGCAACAGCATGTCCCTCTGTCATTAACACTTCGGTAACAACCTGATCGTTGATTGTTTTAAAATCACCTAAAATACGACCAAATTTACCTTTCATGTTTTCTCCCATTTTAGAAACTTGGGATTTTAGAACTGCTTCAGAGCTCAACAAAGAAGTTAACCTTTGTTTTGCTGCTTCACCAAAAACTTTTTCAATTTTGTCGGATGTTCTTGATTCAGGACAGTCAATTCCTACAATTCTCACTCTTTCATTTCGTAGCCAGACACCAAAACCTAAATCTATATCAACATCAACGGTATCACCGTCAACCACCTTCAAAATATTTACCTTATACTCGTGCATATTGGTTTTCCTTTACATTTTTACAATAACTATTTATAACTGCTTGACGGAATCGTTGAAAAATGATATAATTAACATTAGTATTTTGATGGAGACGGAAAAATACTGGACGCACGGTCTGGTTGGCGCCGCCAG